TTACGATACCATCAGATTCTTGGTAAGTCGGACTTGCGACCTGAACACTGTTGGTGCCGATAATATCAACCTTGTTACCAGCTGTTGTGCCGTGAGTTAGCGCCAAGCTACCCAAGGTCACATTGTTGGCGGCGCTGAAGTAGTCTTTTGCCGCAATGGTTGGGGCTTCAATCGTCACCTGACCTGTAGCTTTACGATCAGTGATAATCACAGACTCTTGAGACACAAGGTTGCGGTAAACAACGTCGTTGCCAAGCGCCACAGAAAGAGACTGCAACAAGCCAGAGTAGCTGTGTAGCGCAAAGCCGCTTGAGTTGGCCGCATTGACTGGAAGCGGTGTAATAAAACCAGTGTAAGTTGGGGTTGGTGCAGCTGTGTCGGTGACAGCTTGATACAGGCCAGTGAACTCAAATTTGTAGACTGGAATCTGTTTAGCTGACAACTCAAGGCTCACAGTACCACGTGCGCCAAAGACCTTATGCAATACGCCATCGACGTTCACATAGATGGTCACTGATTCAAAGGCGCTTGAAATAGGTGCGTAAGTAACGCTGACACCTGCTGAAACTGTCTCAGACAAGCCACAGGCGCGAAGCAATGGGCCGTAAGCAGGTGCTGTACCAGCAGTGCCAGAGCCAGATAGTTCCACCTCGAAAGAGGCTTTGACGTTCTTGGCACCGACCAGGCTATCTGAGTTACCCAAGTATGGGCGAATTAAATCGCGAGACACATACTCAATATCAATTGGAGTAACATCAAGGTTGCGTACAAGAATGGCGTTAGCAGCACCAGTAGGTGTAGGGTCTACGCCGTATGTGACCTCAGTCTTAGCGAGGACAATTCGTTTGCGGTAAAGTAAGGGCATAATTATTCCTTAGTAACAGTTTTTGGTTGAACAGGTTGCTGCTTTTCAGTTTGTGGCTCTGGACCGTCAGTACGCTCAACCAAGGTGCGCTTGCCAGTTTTAGGGTCAAGTAAATAAGACCCACCAACGCCGTCATATTCGTCTGCCATATTATATCCTTAAATAACTCGGCGTTCACGCCTTGATTGAAATACATCGCGCCAGTAAAGCAAAGTACCTGTTGCTTCAACCATTTCACCAGACACAAAATCGGTAAGGTGAGTTGAGCCAGTCAAAGACTTACCCAACAGCGCGTCCATCACAGCTTCGCGAGCTGCATTAAAATCCGCATAGCTACAAACTAGCAATACAGAAAACTGTTCTTCAACGGACTGGATATGCACGTTTGAAATAGTGGGTTGCAATCCAGTCTCTTGAAATGGTGCGACATAGACCGCTGGAACCTTCTCAGACAGCTGTTCCTGTGCGTATGCCAAGCCACCATACATAACTCGTTTGATAGTCGGACTCTTTGCTTGTAGTGACGTTACTACTTCGCTTAAATTCACGATGTCTTCCTACCTAATGTATATGTCATCTGCCCATCGCGCTTAACGATGTATTCTACGACCCAAACTTCAGTTCCCACCGTAACCGTTGCACCAATAAGGTTAGCTTCCTCAAAGGGTGCTGATGGAAATTCAAGTTTAGACCGATATTCACCAACCGCCACATCTAAAACTTCGTAATAGTTGTTGGCTGATGTATTCGGAGCTATCTGCGCGTCATCGCGTGAAACGATAATTTTGCAGGAGATAGGAGAGCCACCAACAGGAGCTACCGTCCCATCCTCGCCATGGGCAAGAACAAGGTTTGCGGTAGCTCTGTTAGCAGCTTCCCAACGCATTACCAGGCTTCGTTCAAGATAACGCGAGCAGTTGCGTCACCAGTCACAGCAGCTTTAGTAGCAACACCGATCTTAGTATTACCAGATGCAGTGCTAGTTACAGTTTTACCTGTGTTGTCCCAGTAAACAGCCGCGCCTACAGCGAATACAGATGCGTCTTTAGCGATGTCATAAACACCACACAAAGAGATAACACCATCAGCGCCGTTGTCGTAACTGCCGTTAGCAACACCAAACAAAAGACCTACCTTAACGCCGCCACCAGAAGTGACCGCATAAGGCATAGCAACCGTTAGCTGGTCACCACTCGAAATAAAGTTTTTCATGTTTCAGTTCCTTAAAAAATCAAGTTAAGAGCCTGGGGGAATTACCCCCCAAGTTCAATTACGCGCCAGCGTTCTTGTACATACCACGGTAGTCAATTACACCAGCACCGAAGTCATGGCGTACTTTGATTTCCATACCATCTACATCGAAGCCCATGCGAGTTTCGATAGCAACGCCGCCTTCACCTTCAAGGTAAGCATACTCGAAAGTATCAACCTGACCTGAATCAGCCATCACATACCAAGCACCAGTCTCAATGCGTGGGTCTACGATGATTTGTAGTGAGCCAGCGAATGGGTTGATGTTTGAGTTCTGGTTAGCAACGTAAGCAGAGCTTAGGAACTGCTGTGCAGATGTCTCTGAGTCTGGGCCAACAACCAAGTAGGTTGGTGTTACGTTGATGTAACGACCAGCCAAGCCTTTTTGCTTACGCATTGCCTTACGAGCAGCGTCCAATGTAGCCAAGCTGATTGCAGCGCCAGATGCTGAGATGTTTTTGTGAGCTGTTGAGAACAACGCATTGCCATCAGACATATTGCCGTTCGCGTTCAACAAGCCGTAAACAATGTCGCTTTCCAAGTCAGCGGCAGCACGACCAAACAACTCTGGAATACGAGTGAATGCGCTTAGGTCATCATTGATGATAAGCTGACGTGTAACGCCGATGATTTTACCGTATGTGTACAGACGGTATTTCTCTTGGCCTTCAGACACAGTACCGCGCTCGAACTCGCCGCTCTCAAGAACCTTGTCAAGAGAAGGAGCTTCACCCAACTGAACACGACGTACGTCCTTGAAGTCAGGAGCAGTCGCTTGACGCGCCCAAGACTGGAATGTACGAGCCGCATTTTCGTAGCCAGAACGAAGTGTTTTGTTCGCTACGTCAGCAGTGATGATTGGGAAATCGCTAGTGCCGTGCAATGCACGACCAGCCAATTCCAATTTGCTCAAACCGCGTGTTGAAACGCCGTCTGCTTCAATTGCTTCACGGGCCATGTCAAGCAAAGTCAAACCACGGAAGCGGCGACCATTGTCAGACAATTTTTGTTTAGGGTCAATGCGGTGCATCAACGCTTCAGTCATACCAGAGCGCATTACATCGCGTTGGTCAGTAACTGTTTCAATACTATTTAGAGAAGTCACTTTTTCTTCCTTACGAGCTAGTTCAGAAATGATAGCTGCACGGGCTTCATCGATTGAAACGCCGTCAGTAACTAATTTGTCACCGAAAACATCTTCAATCTTTGCAGAACGAACAGCCGCCTTTATTTCCGCTGTGCGAGTGCGTTCAGCAGCAATAGCTTCAGAGCGCACTTGCTCTTGGTTTACTTCTTCGCCGCCCTGCGGTTCGGGCGAGACTACAACTTTGGTTTCTTCCACATCAGTCTCCAATGAAAGCCCTTGTTGGGCGGGGTTATCAGAAGCCACAACTGGCACTTCCAAAACTGTGTCAGCAACAGGCTCAGTAATAACGACTTCTGCTACACTTTCAGCAGAACGCACTTGAGCTGCGCTGTCGGCTGGGATAGCGACCATGGATACTTCCATAGGCTCCCAATCCGTTGCGCGATAAGTAGGTGTACCTTCTTCTTCGCGCACTTTTTCATAAGCGTGAACGAGGTAACCTACAGATACATTCCGAAGAATACCTGAAGCTACGTCATTCCATATTGGTGTAACGTCGTCGCGACTTGAAAAGCGTACTATCGCTTTACCTTCACCGCCCTCAATCCAGGCACGTTCGATCACGCCGATGACGCTTTCCAGAGAACTGGAGTCATGCGAATTAAGGAACGGTGCGCCTGAGTTTAGGCGGTCCAAGCGGACAGATTGCGTATCGACAGCCAATTCTTCGTAGTAAGGGCCATCCCACATACTAGAACGGAAGACAGTCGCACCTGTTGTCCAGGTGATTTCAATTGAACGGTCTTCGTTGTTCGCTGTTTCGGGAGCGAAGAATGCGCGTGAGGTTAGACCAGCAAGCGCTTTGTCGAAACGATGAATAGATTTATTTGAGTCCATATAATACCCTGACCATGATAGACGAGCCGATTATAACATAACTAAAAATTAGTTGTGCAACTTGTTTATATTTAAATGACAGCCCATTTCGAGCCAGACGGAATTGTAACAACGACGCCACTACCAATTGTGATCGGGCCAGCAGAAATGCCGTTCTTACCTGAAGTTATCGTGTAGCTTGCAGAAATAGTGTTGGAGTTCTCATAAATAGCACCACCAGCAGCAACTTGGGCTTTCACATACGCCGTGGTCGCTATCTTTGTGCTGTTATCTGTTGTTGCAGGGGTTGGTGCCAGGGGCGTTCCCGTTAATGACGGTGACGCTAGTGGGGCATAGGTTGACGTTGCAGTTGCAGACTTCAAATACCCCTGACCGACAACGTAAGCAGTGGTCGCAAGCTGTGTTGTGTTTGTATCTACAGCCGCAGTCGGCGCTAAAGGCGTTCCAGTGAAGCTGGGCGATGCTAAGGGCGCACGGCTTGTGTCAGTTGGGTGAATATGGTCTGCCCTGGCGTAGCTGAGGGATGTACCAACGGTCGCAGTGCCATCAACGCTTGGCGTCGTGACACTTGCAAGACCTGTATCAACTACGCGATTCCAAACCATCGCTGCCGAGCCGAGCGTATCGGTAGATTTAAAATCATTATCGAATATCAACCCGCCGTTGGCAGTACCTTGGTCAACGTTGACCATACTGCCAGCAATCTCAGTAGCAGTATCACTGTCCGCTGAACGCGCCCAAGCGCCAGCCGCAACTACATATATGCCGTTTGCTGTGTTTGGTGACTGGTATTTGAGAAGAACCAGATCAGCAGC